CTAATTGCTCTATCCTGCGCGCCACCACGCGCTATATCTGCCTGTCTTTGTATATCGCCTAGCGCTTGATCTATTACTTGTTGTTGAAACGGCGATTGATATTGTTCTATCGGCGCATCTAATAATGATCCTACTTGACCAGTCATAGGTCTTTGTTGCTGCGCTAGTCCTTGTAGGGCTTGCGTAGGATCAAACGCCATACCAGATTCAACCAGTCCTCTGGTTGTCTCAAACTGCTGTAGTTGATCTGGATTAAACCCAGCGACCATTGGGCCTGTATAGGGTATAAATGGCTGCTGAGAGAGTCCTCTGGCTCTGCCAAATAGTTCTTTAAATTGTTGTTCTTGAAAAGCTGGTAAACTAGCTTCCTGAACTGTTGTGGTTTTTCCTTTGCTCATAAGTCTTTTCTAATTAAATATTCTGTTTCAAATCCAAGATGTTTTATTTTTCTAATCCATCCTTTTCTACCGCCACCATAAAGTCTTTTTATACCTGCCGCCTTTGCAAATGCTTCTATTGACGGCAACATTTCCTCTAGTTCTTTATAGTTACCACCACAAAACAAAAGGTTTAACGCTTTTACTTGTGGATATAGTACAAACTCTGTTATATAAGCAGACCTTTTGCCTGGCCATAAGTGGAATATTCCTGATCTTATTTTATCCTCTATATCGTCTATTGTATAGGAATCTTGATACTTTACTGCTTTTTCAATAAAGGGCTTACATCTAGCCCATTCTTGTTCCCAAGGCTGTTTTTCTTGTGTTTTAAGTTCTACTACTTTATTAGTCGCCTTTTGCATACTCAATTAAACTTGCTGTAACATACAATTTGTTTGCAGCAGCAGCAGTTACCTTTAATATTTCGCCTGCTTTAACTACCAAACTCTTTGATAAAAGTTCTGCTGTAGTATCAGCTGCGATAACGTGTTCGTTGTATAGACTAAATACATTACTAGATGTATCAGTCAAAGTTAAAATGATGTTTGTTTGACCAGATGTATTGTTGTTGACCAATATAGATTCAACAATAGTAAAATCAAATGCTGTTCCAGTAGGGGATGTATAAAGTGTAGTGGCATTAGTCGTTGTAAGATATACCTTTGCGTTGTCAGCTTTTTGTAAATACTGTCGTTGTGAAGATAGATCCATTATCTTCTGCCTCTGTTACGCAGGTTTAATCTTATGTTGCCTACTTGAAAGTCTTGTGTTGTGCCACCTGTTACTGTCATCTGCACCTGTCTTGCAGTAAATCTAGCATCTGTATAACCATCTGTTTCAAACGTAAAACTACCAAAATCTGTTTCTGATCCAAGTGGCGTAAACTTACCTTTAAAACTAATTGTTACACCAGGTAAAGTATTTGCTTCTTCGTCTGGTATGATTTGATTGCATTGAACATAGTTGTCGCCGTTGCCTAATTCTATTGGTCCAGTCGTGCAAAATGGCACGCTAGTTCCTAGATTTGGTGATGCGTCAAGTGTTGTGGATTCATGTTGATAGATAAAACCGCTTGAATCTCCAGCGATAGGAAAGTCAAACACACCTTGATCTATCCAACATCCTCTGTCTAAAGATCCTATAGCCCATGTGTTTTCTCTATAATTCCAAATAATATATTTGTTGGGTAAATATATTCCATCACCTACTGGGAAACCCCACCACAATTCGTTAAAGTTTGAGTTGTGTCCACCCCAACAGGCTTTTCTGCCTTGCACATTTAGGTTGTCATATACAAAATCATGCACATCACATGGTATTTCTCTAACTGTGCCGTCATACACAAAGAATGAGTTTTCGCCCATCCATGATAAAAAGTTACCTGTAGGTACTACAGATCTTCTACTTACAGCCTTACAGTTTGATCCTGCTGCTGCAATACCATAAACAAATGGCGATCCTGTATAGTACATTCTATCTATACCAGTATCACTAAATATAATTACATCATTTTGGTATTTAACACCAAGCAAGGCTCTACCGCCTGTTGGTATTTGTAAATCACCAGCTGTGTTTGTAGGGCTTGATGTCCAAGTATTACGATCTTCTCTATCTGACCATGCTATTTTTCTTGGATCTCCGCCTGATCCTATGGCAACCAAATGCCTTTCATTAGTAACTAAAATAGCTTGACAGCCAGTAGGTGCATTTGTAACAACTGTTCCTATAGTGTCTGCTGTACCGCCTGAAACTGGTCGCCACTTGTAAATTTTGCCATCACCAGAAAAACAAAATATTAAATCTTCGCCCCAGTTGTCAAATGAAAAATGTCCAGATGCTAGTGCTAATCCAGATTGTGAACGTGCGTCGCCATAATCTTCAACGCCCCATTGATAAGCACCATATCCAAGAGGATCATTTGCAGCATCATTAACAAAACCAGATGGTGTTATGTTTATTACGGAGTTTTTGTATAAAACATATACTTTTTGTCTTGTACCAATAGCTAAAATAGATTCGCCTGTATTGTCTGCATAAGCATACATACCTATAGGCTCGCCGTCTAAGGCTGTTGCTATTAGTTTTGACCAACCGCCTATGGGTTTGAGAAACCCATTTTCAAAGCGTATTAGATCCCCGTCAACCCAACGGCCTTTGTTAGCATAATCAGTACCATTTTTAACTATGCCAGCTGGAGGGGTTACAGGCAAAAGGGCCATTTTAACTATTTGATGTTATATATGCTTTGCCAGTTGTAACAGCTGTATTGCAAGTATCTTTTTTGCTATTGGTAGAATCAACAATATTTGGTGTGTCATCATCACTATCTACTGGTTTGTAAAGCAAGATAGTTTCTAAATGATCTACATTTCTTTGCACCACTTCATTGATTTCAGCTTGTGTCCAAGTTCCTGCTACAGCGTTTCCATCTGTATCAGTTGTACCACCTGCGTATATTGATTTATTACCATTAGTTTTAATGTCATCAATTACTGTTACGCTATCAAGTCCTGCTGTTAAACATTGATTTACTGTTTGTGCCATATCATTCTCCTTTTAAAGTTTTTATTTCGGCTTTTAGTTCATCTACTTGTGTAGACAGTTCTTGTACTGCTTTAATTAATGGATGAACAAACATACCTTGTGCAATTTTTTGCGAGCCATCTGTGTCCTCTTCCCATCCACCAAAAGTATCAACACCTTCTATATCAAGTGCTGCTTTTACTTCTTGGGCAATCATTCCATGTAGCCTTGTTTCGGTGTCCATGTGATTTTCTGTTTGACTGTAATCTTTATAATGTTTTGGAAACTCACTATTTGGTTTCCAATTAAACTTAACAGTTCTTAAATTATTTATAAATCTTAATCCTAGAGTGTCATCTTCAATATTAGTTTTTTTGTGTAAGTCTGAGTTTCTCGCCCATGTTGCATTAGAGTTAAAGCTATTAGAAATAACATTAGAAGCAGCACCTATAGAAACTTGAAAGTTTGAAGTACCTGCTATGTTATCTCCTATAACAATTTGATTTTCACTAGTAGCTGCTGAAGTATCAGAGGACCTTGCACAAATAACAATATTTTGTCCACCTGTAGTAATACTATCTCCAGCACCCCTACCGATACAAGTGTTATTACTACCTGTAGTACTAAGAAGTAAAGCACTATTACCAACCGCTACATTATCACTACCTGTTGTGTGATTAGCCAGGGCATTAAATCCAACAGCTACATTTTCGTTACCTGTAGTACAAGCCCTTAAAGCATTTGCACCTATGGCTACAGTATCATAACCAGTTGTGCTAACTTCCATAGTTTTATAACCTATAGCTGTTACCCCTGTTGTTGTCAAAGATGATGCAGCACTATAACCAACAGCAACATTTGTACCTTGCGTAGTTACTGCATCTAATGCACCTGCTCCGATTGCAACACTTTCGGAACCTGTAGTGATTGATGCTAAAGCATTATTACCAACTGCTGTATTGTTACTTCCAGTTGTGTTGCCATTCGCTGCTGTTGTACCAACCGCTACATTACTACTTCCTGTATTATTAAAAAGTGCTTGTAAACCAATACCTACATTATTTGAACCTGTTGTGTTTGCTCCTAAAGCATGAACGCCAACCGCAGTATTATTTGATGCTGTGGTGTTAGCATCTAAAGAGTAAGCACCTAAAGCAGTATTAGAACTACCAGTAGTATTAGATTTTAAAGTATCAGTACCAAAAGCAACATTTGAAGCACCTGTGGTGTTTGCACTTAAAGCATGAACACCAACTGCTGTATTTTCTGATGCCGTAGTATTAGCATCTAAAGCTGCTGTACCAACTGCTACATTTGAAGCACCTGTCGTGTTTACATCTAATGAACCTGCTCCTAGTGCTGTATTATTTGCACCTGTTGTATTAGCGTTTAAAGCATTAAAACCAACTGCTACACAACTATTTGCTGTGGTGTGTGATTCTAAAGCTAAAGAACCAACTGCCGTATTTGAAGCACCTGTAGAATTATCAGATAGAGCATTAAAACCAACTGCTGTGTTGTTACCTGCTGTTGTAGCAGAAAATAATGCATTTTTACCAACGGCTGTGTTGTAATCGCCTGTTGTGTTTGTTTTTAAAGTGTTATTGCCTAAAGCTGTATTGTCAAATCCCTCAGTATTTGCTTGTAAGGCTTCTTTACCAACAGCAACATTATTTGATGCTGTAGTATTATTACCTAAAGCATCATAACCGATTGCTACATTACTTGAACCAGTTGTATTTCTTTGTAAAGAGTATGCTCCAACTGATACGCTATCACTTCCTGTAGTGTTCAACGTCAATGCTTTAAAACCAAATCCTGCGTTATCATTACCACTTGTTAAAGAAGCAAAAGCACTATTACCAACACCAGTATTATTAGAAGCACTTGATAAAGTACCTGTACTTGCATTTTGACTTATTAAAATACTGTCAGTAAAGTTTGTAGCATCAGCTAGAATACCAAGATTGTTTACTGTGCCGCCGCTAATTGCTCCTGTGGTGGTAATATTAGAAGATCCGTTATCTATAGCACCAAAGCCAGATGTAATTGAACCACCATTTAATGCGCCCACGCTAGTTATGTTTGTTTGTGCTGCTGTAGCCAATGTACCTGTTATATTTTGTGCAAAAGTAACTTCTTGACTTGCATTTATTGTCATAGCTGGTGTTGTACCAACTGCTGATCCTAAACCAATAACTAAGCTATCTGAACTATCATCTAGTCCTACATAATAATCTTGTGCGTTGCCGTCAAAAACAAGTTTGGTATCTTCTGCACCAGCATCACCAATAGTAAGGCTTGGATTTGTACCTTTTATAATTACCGCACCGCCAAAATCTACTTGGCCCATGTCAACGGCTGTACCAGAAAGACTAAAAATTCCGTCAACTGAATCTAAATTGCTGTTAAGTTTTGTACCCCAAGTGTCAGTTGATGCCCCTACCTCTGGTTTTGTAAGGTTTAAATTAGTTGTAAATGTATCTGCCATAAAATATCCTCTATGCTGCGTCAGTCCAGGTTGTTGTTGTTACGGACTGATCTGTCCAAGTTGTTGTAGCTGGTGTTTGTTCTGTATAATTGGTTGTAGCTACAATCTCATCTTCCCATTTTAGACCACCTAAAGCAGAAAAACCACTTGTTTGTGTAAATGTAGCTGAACCTCTGTCTATTTGTCTGCCGACAGCAACAAAACCGCCTACGCCTGCAATAGTAGATTGTCCTTTAAAGGTAAACCTACCCTCTGCTGTCATGTTAGAAACTACAGGTCCAATACTTGCACCAAGATCAATTTGATGTCCTGTAGCTGTCATGCCAGATGCAGCTGCTATGACTGATGCACCTAGATCTATTTGTACTCCAGATGCGGTCATGCCTGATGACGCAGCTATGGTTGCTACGCCGTCATGTATAAGTGTGCTATCTGCGGTAAATCCTGATGATGCTGCTATCGTAGAAGCACCCGTAATAACAAATCTACCTGTTGCTGTAAGGCCTGATGTTCCTGCAATAGTTGATGCGCCTACTATTACAAAGCGACCTGTTGCAGTTAAAGATGATGATGCAGCAGCCGTAGCTTCTGCAAACTCGTAAGATGGTGTTCCCCAATGGCTTCTGCCGTATTTACTAAAGCCGTAGCCTACTGAGGCCATTGTATTAAGCTAATGTAATATCTAAGTCGCCAGCATCAAATCTAAAAACATCACCGCTGCTTACTGTTTTGTTTGCAGTAAGAGCCGCGTAAGCAAGTAGATTACCACTTGATGATGCGTCAAAAATACCAACCGCAACTACTGTTCCATAGTCTGCTGTAGCTGTTGGATATTCAACCGCTGCTGCGTTTGTTGCTGTTGTTGGGTTTGTGCCAGAAACATTAAATGTAGCTGTTTGTCTTGCGTATGCGCCACCACTAACCTCTGTACCACCACCAGTATCAGTTGGTGCTGAAGTATATAAGGCAACGTGTAAAGTTGTTGGTGCTGTAAAAGCATTACCACCAAATACATGATCCAAAACTTTATCTTCTAAATAATCACTAAATCCAGACATTTATATTCTCCTAATTGTTCTTCATATAATATATGTTTTTACCAGCTTTGCCATAAGTTTTTCTTCTTTGCATAAGAGATCCTTTGCCAAATTCTGCTTTTTCTTGTTGTAACCTTATTTCTTCTAAGGCTTTTTCAAACTGTTGTGTAAATAAAGGTATTCTTTCATCTTCCATTAAAAAGACTGATGCGTGTTTTAAGGCACCATAAAGATATGCGTCTGGATGATTTAATGAAACAAAATTTGTTGTATTACTATCACTCAAAGCATCTATCTTGCTGTAGTAAGTAAGTTGCAAGGTGTAACTTGTATCAGGTGTTGGTGCTAATTCTAAACTTTTGTCAACGACTGCATAATAAATTGGTTGACCGCTTGAATTGTTATTTGATTTTCTATACACATCTAATGATTCTATTGACTGTTGAAACAAAGGTCTAAACTCATTTGATGTAATTTCTATATTGATTGCTTCTAACCAATCAGTTGGTAAAGTAAGATATTGCGCATCAGCTGTAGCAGTTGCACGTTTTATCATATCTTTTGTTCTTAATCTTCTGTTGAGTTCGCCCTCAGTAGCGTCAATAAAAAAATCTAATTGATCTGTTAAATCAGATCTATTTAAAAAATTAGCTATATTTGTCTTTAATTCTGCGTATGTCATATTCTTCCTTTCCAGGTTCTAAATGGTTTATTGTCAGGATCATTCAACCATTTTTTCAATGCTTTTTTATCATTGATTGATCCGTCTCTAACCATCTGTTGATATATTACCATAGGAATCTCTGCAACATGACGAAATTCTTTGCCTGGTTTGTATTCAGACAAATTTTTTACATAGTCTAGGGTGGGTTGTATGTTTTGTTTGGTATGACAAATCATCTTATCATCTTCAGTAGCAAAGATGTTTTCACTATTTTTAGAATAATCTAATACAGTTTTATTTGCCATAATAAAGTGTGGGGGCATACACCCCCACATTACTAAGTATTAACCACCGTCAGTTGATGAAACTTTAACATCAGCAATAATACCATGTGCTGCTTCATTCTTCATTTCAAGTCCGTATTCTACGACTATCATTTTAGTTTGAGCATCACCGATTGTGCTTATGTCAATGGTTTCAAAATTTCTGAGGTATGCTACACCAGCAAATTCTGGATCTAACAGATGAACTGCTTGTTCTCTACTTCTGTTTGATGGCACAACTTGTAGTTCGCCAAAATCACCTGAGTAGATAGATACAGATGCTTCAATAGTGTTTGCATCCACAAACTGTCTAGCCTGTGATCTACCTGTGAAACCAGAAATAACAGATTTGTTATATGGTCCGCACATTAAGATTGATGGTTCAGCACCACTTGTAAAACATTGTTGCTGAACATCTTTTAGTAAGGCTTCAGTTAAGTCTCTTCTAGTACCATTAGTTCTAGCAGCAGAAGCAGATCCGTTAGCGCCGTCAGATGCTTTATTCACATTGGTTTGATACCATGATTCTAAAGATCTAGTTTGTCTAACAGTTCCAGCTGCACCTGCGTTTTTAGCAATATTCTGTGTAAGGGCTTCTTCCATATCTCTTTTGAGGGCTTTTGCCATCAAAGCTAATTGGTGTGCCATTTCAGAATTCTTGCCAGCTGCATCAGATGCATCTTGCGATCCTGTTACTGTTGCGTCTCTTGAAGAGATCATACATACATTAGATTCTCTGACAGTAGCAGTAGAAGCTGATCTACTTAACTCAAAACCCTCTAACTGTCCAGTTGAGGATGGAGTTGGTAAACTTTCTGTTTGCCAGTCAAAGACCACGTTACTTACATTACTTGTACCGACACTTGATAGAAAAGGTGTTTGCATTGGTGATATGTTATAAATTATATCACTTAGCTGTTCCCTATCAGCGGTAGCAGTATATGTATCAAAGGCATTAGTTACTTTTGCCATTTTTTACTCCTTAAAAATTATATTATTTTTTCAAATACTTTAGCCGCATCTGTAATTTTTCCAGACTTAGCCAACCTTTGTTTTGCTTTTACCACAGGAGTTGCCGTTTTTGGTCGGTTTGTTGTTCCAGGCCGTGCCACTTTTCTAGCTGGTGCTTTTTGAGTTGGTTTTTTCTTTGTGGCTGCAACTGTTTTAGAGTTTAACCAAGCATTTCTTAAACCAAGTAAAGCACGATAATCATAAACCTGTTGTATTTCTTGCGGCGTATATTCCAACGCTTTAATAGCATATTCACTAATAGCAGCTTTTTCTTTGGCAGCAACCTCTGGGTTCTGCCATTCTGGGATTAATTCAAGAAGTCTTTGATTGCCGTATTGAACTTGTTGTTTAATAAGTTCTTGCTGTTTTTGAAAATCCTCTTGTTTGATTCTTTCCTGTTCAGCACTTACTGCATTAAGTTTTTCTTTTTTTTCATCCCAAAGTTGCTTTTCGCGAACATAACCAACAGGATCATCTTTATAAAGTGTGTCCCAGTCTGGCTCATTTGCCAATTCGCCCTTTAATTGGGCTTCCATCTTCGGTAACAACTGCGAATAAATCGCATCCCTTTGCGCTACTTCTTTGGCTTGCTCTTCAATAGTTTTTCGCTGTTGAGAGAGTTCTTGTGTTTTGCGCGTATAATCTTGCTGACGAGAATAGCCATTGATAAGTTCATCTTGCGTAACCTGCTGCTCTATTCCGTTTACATTAACTGTAAACATTTGAGGTTGCTCGACTTCCTCTTCAATATTCGTTTGTTCTTCATCTAAATTTTCGTCCTCTTCTGTAGGTTCTTCTTCAACTTCTACATCTTCTTCAAGATCTTCAGTTTCTTCTTCCTCTACTTCGGGGACATCTTCGGTAGGTGTTTCCACCACCTCAACTTCTTCGTTTACTTGCTCTTCTTCCTTATCCTCTTCAGGGGTTAAAAAACTTTCAAACATAGCGGTAGTTGTTTCGCTTTCTGTTTTAAGTGCAGTCGGTTTTTCCGTTGTTGCCATATAAATACTCCTTTATTGTATTTATGAATATTTTAAACCAATATTCTACAAAAAGGGAATATTTATCCTATATTTCTTATTTTGTTTATGTGTGTTTTTGTGAGTTTACCTTTTTCTACCATGATCCGTAGATGTCTTTCAACTTCAGGTAAAAGTAATAATGATCTATGTAAATCTTCTCTGATCTGTGTGTCTTTTATATCTCTTGTGTTTAACCAAATATTGGTATATTCGTTTTTAAGATTTTCAAGTGCTTCTGCAAATACATCAGAATCAAGTATCGCTTCAGCTTGTGCAGCTTTTACAGCTTCTTCGTGTGTTATGCTCACCTAAATAAACCTGGTGTCATTCTATTTATTGAAAAACGCCCACCAGTAGGAACTTGTGGTGTTTGTAAATTTAGAAGTCCTTGTGATACAGGTGGTATGTTTATTTGTGAAATTGCATCATTGATGTCTTTTTGTGTTACAACTTTAGATAAATCAGGTTCTTGCAAAATAGGCAAATCTTCTCTTATATCTTGTTGCATATTTTCTATTGAAAAAATACCGCCTGTTGGGCCTCCACCAAGCAAAGCATCAACATCCATTAAATTTCTATCTTCTAAACCAGCTATCATAGGCCTTTCTAAAATTTCTCTTTGTGGTGGCTTAGGTATAAAATCTGAAATATTTTCTTGTATTGGTACTTCAGATAAAATTTCATCACGTAGATTTTGTCGTAAAACATCTTGATCTATTTGAGGTATAAAATTAAAACCTCCGAGTTGATCTTGTAATATATTAATATTATCTCCTCTACCTCCACCAATGATGTTAAGTGGTAATTCATCATAGACAGGTGGTATTGCATCACTAAATGGCATATCTGGCGGTGCGTCTGTAACAATGTTTGGCATATCTGTAATTACTGGACCAAGTTGTGCTTGTGTAAAGCCACCTGGTTGGTCAGGAGAATAGCTTACGCCTGGTGCAATAACTTGTTCCATTGGCAATCCACCAGCTATAGATCTTGCGTAGTTGTAACCACTTGACATTGTAGGATCTACTGTCGGCACGACAACTGGTGGTAAATTTACTGGTGGTAAATTAATATCTTTGATGTTTGGTGGTAACATTCCTATACTCATAGCTACACTTTACTCCAATCTTCGTCTGTAAACAATAGTGATTCTGCTTCTCTTCTTCTTACTAAACCTTGTAGTACCTTACCACCAGCTTTATTCCATCTTTTGATTTGTGCAGGTACGCCCTCGTAATCTTTAGCATTTAAAACTTTTAATAAAGTTGAAGATTTTAAAGATTGTGGGCCTAAGTTGTAGCAAAATGAACATAAAGAATCAAATTGATTTTGTTCTAAATTTACTTCTACAAAATCATTTACATAACTTTCATATTCTTTTAATTCATCCATAAGCAGTTTGTCTGCATCTTCTTGGCTGATAGAATCGTTTTCTTTTACACCTTTTGTAGAACCATAACCTATAGTCCAAACGCCAGCTGCACATTTGTAAGCCTCTAACTCACAACCCTCAAATTTTTTAATTAAGGCTATGCCCTCTTGTGAAATTTCCATATTATTCCCCCCAGACTTTTGTTTTGGTTCCGCCGTCATAGTCAACGGCAAGATTTTGTTCTTTAAGTAATTCAGCAACATTCCCTTGTTCACAAAATATATCTCCTAACACTCTACCATATTTGTCAGTTCCATAAGATTTCAATGTTATATCCCCAACTAACCATTCTTTTAATTTTGATTTAGCAAGTAAGCCAAGTTCTTTTTCTTTTGTTCTGTGTGGTTGTCTTTTGGTATTGATCCGTGATTCTGGTGTGTCAATACCTGCAATACGTACAGATTTGTTGTGCAGTTTTACAGAAAAGCCTAGATCAATAGTTTTTAGACGAACAGTATCTCCGTCAATAACTTTTTCTAAAGCTACTTTGTAAACAAAAGCATCTGGATTTGTCATTTATCGTCAGGCGTATGTGAAGCACCAAAATAAAAAGATATGATTGCACTAGCCAAACCTCCAAGATAACCAAGAACTAGATTAATAAGTGCTTCGCTGTTTTGTTCTGGTGGTTGTAAGGTAACTAAAAATATATATCCAAGAAATCCACCTATGGTAAATAATCCTATAATTCTAGCTGTCCAATCCTTGCTAAACATACCTCGCGCGTGTTGTTTGTCTTGTGTTTCAAGTTTAAATACATCTACATCAAGTTCTTTCATTTGTACTTCAAACTCTTGTTCTGCTTTTTTTAGTTCAAGCATTTGCTCTGGCGTAGCATTTTGTATTGCTTGTTGTATTGTTTTTTGATCGTTAGATACTCCCAATACCTCTGCTATTTTACCCATAGCCATATTGCCTAAAGGACCGCCCATAGCTGAACCGATAGTAGGCGCAACAGCACCTACAATATTTTTCAATAAACCTTTCATATTAGACCAACATTGATGTTACAACTGCAATAGATAGTGCGCCTAAAAATCCAAACACACCAAATGTTGCAGTTTTTATAGTTAAATTAATTCTAGTGATTTCTTCTTTGATTTCTGAAAACTCATTGAAAGCAGTTTTCCAGCGTTCGTGTGATATTGTTTCTAACTTTGTAAGTCTTTCAGCAACATCTTTAACTGTCATTTTTTTAATAGTCATCAAACTGTATATATTTTTAAATAGTTCTTTTTGCCTTTTACTTTTATAGGTTGTAGTGATTTTAACCTAAAATCACATTTTTTTGCAGTATTTTCGCCAACGAGTATATCTTCGCCTACATCTTTGGTAGCTGATTCTAACCTTGCAGCTGTATTTACTGCGTCGCCAATAGCAGAATAATCAAACCTAGAATTAGATCCCATATTGCCTACAACTGCATACCCAGTATTTACACCTATACCAATAGCAACTGGTTCTGGTAAAGTTTTTTGTAATTTTTTTATAGCTGTTCTCATGTCTTGTGCGCAAGCTATTGCTTTTTTTTCGTGATTATCTATGTCAAGCGGTGCATTAAATATTGCCATACAAGCATCACCTATAAATTTATCAACCATACCACCATGCGCTTGTATGCAAGTTACCTGCTCTGTCAAAACTTTGTTCATAATATCTGTAACCTGTTCTGGTGGTAATTTTTCAGATAGATTTGTAAATCCTCTGACATCAGTAAATAAAAAAGTGCAATATTTTTTTTCGCCACCAAGTTTTAACAAGTCTGGATTATCTTGTAATTGTTTTACTTGTCTAGGATCAAGATAATGTTCAAATTGTTTTTTGATCTGTTGGCGTAATTTATATTGTTTTTGGTAGTTTAAATAGAAAGCAATAGTAGATGTAAAGATTTGTGATACAAAAGTCCATGAAAAATCTAATAAAATGCCCTTTTG